AGTATGGAGATCACTATGACAGATCATAGTGTATTGATCTGGGTCCACGAAGTATTAGGTGTTGGTACACTGACACCTAAGAAAGTAAAAGGTAGACGAAAAGATGGTACGAAGTATTTGAATCAATACAGATGGCGATGCACGTTTAGAGATGCATACCAAGTCTGTCTGTTGATTTGGCCTTTCGCACATGTTAAGTTACCGAAGATACAACAGATCATAGAGCATTATACATCTGAAAAAATTATGGGTGGTAATGTGGTTGATTTAAAAGAATATAAACAATTAATGAGTTTAGAATGAAAAAAAATGTACAGTTAGAGGTTCACACATACAATTGGGGACCTTGTTTAGTTAAAGTAAATATACTTGAAGACTTTAGACAAATTCTTCTTGAAGAAGCAAAGAAAACAGAAATAGATTATAAATCAAAACTTGCAGGTCAGATTGCAAGTGAACGTGGTTATGATGAAAAACAACGTGAAAAAATTATACCTCATCTATCTCCGTATCTTGGTATCTACGATGAAGCGTATCAAAGGTATCAAAATAAAAGATTCGATAGAAAACCAGAGTATACATTGACTGCTCTTTGGTGTAACTTTCAACGACAGTATGAATTTAATCCACCACATGATCATGATGGTAAGTTATCTTTTGTAATATATTTATCAATACCTGATAAATTAAAAGAAGAAAATAAAAAGTATGAGGGGAGAAGTTCTGGACCTGGAGGTATACAATTTATGTATGGCGAAGGACCTAGAGATTGTGTGAGTTATCAATCTTATTTTCCGAAAGAAGGAGATATGTTTATCTTTCCTGCTTGGTTGAAACATTGGGTCATGCCTTTTCATTCTGATTGCGTGAGAGTATCTGTATCAGGCAATGTTCATGACTCAGCACCATTGAATCAAATTAAAAAAGGTGCTTTGGTAAAAGAAGTCAACGAAGAGGAACAATATCTAGAAGAGTTAAAGAAAAAACTATGAGACCCACTGTATTTGTAGCTTTACCTTGTTATGATATGATGAAGGTAGAAACTTGTCTGTCATTGTTGAATTTATTTAACAAATTTACGATGCACAATATTCCTGCTGAATTTAGAACAGTTAAAAGTCCTTACATAAGCCATTGTCGTAACCTACTCACTGCTGGGTTTTTACATTCAAAGAAAGACTTTTTATTGTTTGTCGATGCCGACATGCAGTTTGGCGCAGACTCTGTGTTTAGAATGTTAGCTGGTAACTATGATATTTGTTGTACTCCGTATAGATTAAAAGATGCAACTATGAAAGAGTCTTACCCTGTATCATTTGAAAATTATGATAACATAGAAATATCAGCTAGAGGTTTTGTAGAGATTACTGCAGGACCTACGGGTTTGATGATGATTAAACGTAGTGTATTTGATAAATTAAAAGAAGATAATCCTAACCTACAAATTAAGTTTCCGGAAGAAAAGAAGAAGAATATTAACGCTGAGATTATGGGAGCTGAGAATACTGATGAGAATCCATCTGAAGATTGTTTGTGGAACTTCTTTGATACCTCTTTTGATAACCATTTATTTAAGGGCGAGGACATTGCTTTTTGTGAATTAGCTCGTAAGTCTAAATTTAAGATACATGCTAACATAGAATCAACGACCATTCACCACGGACCATACGGCTATAAAGGTAAGTTTAGAGATGCCTTGGAGAAAGTTACATGACCGCTGCGTATGGATTTGGTATGTTTGGTTACAACATGGTCTGTCTGTTGATAGGTCTTATAATAATATATTACGTCATAAGGAATATAAAATGATGGGTGAAAAAGACATCGAAGAATTTCATAACATAGGTAAAGCGATCAAGCATAGTGAGAAATATAAATATCAGGATGCAACACGTATCGAGGAACACGGATCACGGCTCTATGATGTAAATGGTACTAGACTTCCAAGTGTAACTACTATATTGGGCAAGACTAAAGATCAACAATTCATAAAAGATTGGAAGGCGAAAGTTGGAGAACAAGAGGCAGAACGAATCAAAAATTTATCTAGTAACCGGGGAACAGCCATGCACAAATTCTTGGAACATTATATACTCGGAACTGGCTACGATGATCTTACAGAACTCGGACAGACGGCGAAGCCCATGGCCGAAAAAGTTATTGAGATGGGTCTTGCGCCAGTTGAAGAGTGGTATGGCTCTGAAGTTACACTATATTATCCTGGCCTTTATGCTGGGTCTACTGATCTCGTATGTCTTCACAATGGTTTAGAGACTATTGTAGACTTTAAACAGTCTAATAGACCTAAGAAAAAAGAATGGGTAGAAGATTATTATCTACAAATTGCTGCATATGCCATGGCTCATGATTATGTGCACGGGTCAGAGATTCGTCAAGGTGTGATTATGATGTGTACTCCTGACCTATATTACCAAGAATTTCGGATCACGGACCATGAACTACGGAGCTATAAACATAAGTTTTTGAAGAGATTGGACATGTATCATGACCTAATATTTGATGAAAAGGAGAAAGCAGATGTCAAGATCGAAGCAGGGGATTTTACCCGAAATAAATAATATATTATTTTTACATGCGGAATGGCTCTTGAACAATGGGTATTACAAAGAATATGTTGATTGTAAGAAAAAAGCACAAGAGTATAATCAAAAAACAGATGAAAGGCAAACTATGAATAGGAGGAAACATGAACGACATGCTGTTTAGAACGCTTCTAAAAAGATATGAAGCACTCATTGAGGACTCGTTGTATAAAATACAGTCTTTGAATGAAAATAACATAATAATACCAGAACACGTCGATATTACAGGCGAAGTGGACAAATTACTGGAGATTATTGCTGGAGCAGAGGACAAATTGGCAGCAATGAGGAAATATTATGGCAGAAAAGAGGCAGATAAAACATTACTATAGTGTTTTAAAAAGTTTAAAAAAAAATATTTTTTTTTCATTCAAAAAAAGTGTACTTTTTGTACTTTTGACTCTAAACTATTGATTTTATTACATTTAGGGTGGACAGATTATGGTACAAATCATGTTTTTGAGTACAGATTATTTTGTCCACCTATATACAATACAGAATGCCCTACGCGCGCGAGTTTCGTTTTGTTCTAAAACTTTTTAAACTTTTTAGATCTCTATTAGTGTGATACATAGAATTTATGCCTAGGAAAAGAAGAAAAGCTATCGCCTCAATTGCAACTCCCGACATACCTTATCCGAAGGTCCGAGTGGAGTGGATAGACTGTGTGAGTGACTCGGGCTGGGCTACTGAGAAAGAGTTTGATAAGATGAAGTTAGCTAGACCTGTTAATGAAGGTTGGCTTTATTCTAAAGATAAAAAAGCAATTAAATTATTTGCATCATACGATAGAGAAGATGATGGTAGCTTTAGTTTTGGGGATCGGACGATGATTCCTCGGGATTGGGTAAAGAAGATTCAGAAGATTTAGATGGAGTCACATCAATTATTTGACCGTAGTCGGTTAAGAGTTGTTTCATCTTTGCTTCTAATTCTTGTTCTGACATGTCTTCTAGTTTCCCAGTTTTTATTATTTTTCTGTCTATGTATAGCCCTGCTGCCTTACCGCGATTGGCTTCAGCGTTTACAGCAGAAGAGAAAGAACCTTTCTTCAAAGCGGCCTCACGAAGTCTAGCAAGTTCTGCTACGTGTCCTTCATAAGTTACTTCATGTTTTCTTAATCTTTCTTCTTTCAATTCACCTATATGTTTAACAACAAGCGGCGATAGTCTTGGGTTGCATAATTCTGATCCCTCTTGTCTTGCACGTTTAGGACTATATCCAGCAGCGAGCGCTGCCTCTGTTTGAGTCATAGGTCCATCAGGTCCACCGAATACTAAAAACTCAGCAAACCTTTGTTGCATTTCTGTTAATCTTTTTGGCACTCCCATGATTGACAATTTAAGGTAACTATCCTATATTGTCAACCATGAAAGAAAATTATATGGATGACAGAGGCGATAGTGATTTGGAGAAACAAATCTCTACGTTAAAAGCAAGAGTAAAAGACTTAGAAGAAATCAATGAAGGTCACCGAATGTTGAATGCAGAATTACGTAAAGAAATTTTTACGTGGAAAAAATCTGCCTCAGAATTAGAA